AGTGATTGCAATGGGTGGTGAGCCAGCAACTGGCAAAACCACTCTGATGTTCAAATTGATTTCGATGGCTAATGATTGGCGAATTGTTAAGCCACAAAAGTTACTTGATGCAATGTATTCCAAGAAATTGAATCTTTATATTCTTGGTAAGTATGAGAATGATGGCAACACATTCCAAGGAACTGATCGTTTGTCAATGGCTGTCCAGCCAGATGCACAAAAGTTTTTTGATGAATTGACTTTTGATGCAGATGACGTCAATGTCATTTTCGAAGGTGATCGTTTGTTTAATGGTAAGATGCTAGATTTCTTACAGGAAAAGTTTCCAGAAGATTTTAAGATTCTAATTCTCGCTGTAAAGAATAGCACGCTTGATCAGCGACATATTGATCGTAAAGATGATCAAGACGATAAATTTAAAAATTCTCGTGCGACAAAAATCTCGAACATCATGGGGTCGCTGACACTCATGGACTATATAGAGACAATGGTCAACGAAAATCTCGATGATCAAGCAAAGATTATTGACAATATTAAGAAATTTTACAACTGGAGTGAATAATTATGCAATTAGAAGTAAAAGTTGAAGATCTGCGAAAGTGTAAACTTTTCGTGGCTACTCCAATGTATGGTGGTATGGCGCACGGAATGTATGTTAAATCTTGTTTGGACCTTCAAGCAATTTGTTCTCAATATGGTATTGAAGTACGATTCTCATTCATTTTTAATGAATCGCTAATCACAAGAGCACGAAACTATCTTGCTGATGAGTACCTTCGCGCAGAAGGCTTCACTCACATGCTCTTTATTGATGCTGATATTCATTATGATCCTCGTGATATCATTGCATGTCTTGCACTTGATAAAGAAATCATTGGTGGACCATATCCTAAGAAATCAGTTAAGTGGGGTTCTATTAAAGAAGCGGTGAAACGTCATCCAGACATTGAACCTGCAGAGATGGAAAAGGTCGCGGGTGACTTTGTGTTCAATCCAGTTCCAGGCACTGAGAAGTTCTCTGTTGCTGAGCCAATTGAAGTTCTTGAAATTGGCACTGGTTTCATGATGATCAAGCGCCAAGTCTTTGAAAAATTTAAAGAAGCCTATCCTGAGTTTAGTTATCGTCCAGACCACATCGGTCAAGCAAACTTTGATGGTACTCGTTACATCCATGCATTCTTTGATACTGTCATTGATCGCAAGCGCACAGTTTCGGTAAATGGTGAAGAGCGTGAAGTTGGCGGTTCAGATCGTTATCTATCTGAAGACTATATGTTCTGCCAGTGGTGGAGAAACATCGGTGGTAAGATTTGGTTGTGTCCTTGGATGAAGACGCATCATATCGGAACGTATGCATTTACTGGTGATATGCCAGCCGTTGCAAACTACGTCGGATCTCTATAATCGTATATGATTGTTGGACTTGTTGGCTTCATTGGAGCAGGGAAAGGCACAATTGCAGATCTCTTGGTTGATCGCCACGATTTCTTCAAAGAAAGTTATGCAAACAGTCTTAAAGATGCATGCTCAATTATCTTTGGTTGGAATCGTGAGATGCTTGAGGGTAACACTCCAGAATCTCGAGCATGGCGTGAACAAAAAGATGAATGGTGGTCAAATAAACTTGGTCGAGAATTCTCACCAAGATTGGCGCTCCAACTGATGGGCACAGAGGCAGGGCGGGATGTATTTCACCCTGACCTCTGGGTTCATACTGTAATGCGTCGATGTGAACAAGCACCATGGAATAATTATGTGATTGCTGATGTTCGTTTTCCAAACGAGATCAATGCAATTAGAAATTCAGGTGGCAAGGTTATTCGTGTTCGTCGTGGTGATGATCCTGATTGGTATCGACTTGCTTATGATTGCAATACATTTAATCAGCAACATATAATGCGCGAAAGATATCCAGATGTTCACTATTCTGAGTGGGCTTGGATTGGTCAATTCACTGACATCACTTTTGATAATAATTGTGATTTGGATGAGTTGACCTTGAGGGTTGATAATTTGGTTGATTCTATTTTCTCGAACGAGCGCGAATAGATTGTGATATTTTTAATTTGGTTTCTTCGCTATGAACTCTACCTTTTCTTGCAATACTCATCTTTTTTCTGGTTTCAAGAGAATGAGATTTACCCCACATAGGATTTTTTTCTTTAACCAAAGTCGAGTGTTTCCCTTGATTGCTTTCAGAAATTTTTCTTTTATGTTCTTCGGTGAAAAGAAGCCCACTGTTGCCTTCTCCTCCATTAGTTCTATTTAAAAGAATGCCAGTGCTGAGATCTTTTCTGCCCCACCAACGAATATATCTTCGTTCTAGAGCAATTGCGCCAATTTCAGTTAAATTTGACTCTAAAATTATAATTTTAGATTTATCTTTAGGCACAGAAACATTATGCGTTTTTTGATATGCTCTTCTTCCGAGACCTTTGCCAATATAGTATGGCGTCCCGTTAGATTTGCGAATATATGCGTAGATGTAATAAATATTTGACATTGCTGGTGTCTCCTAGTAAGATATTAGAGTCGGTGGATAGTTCCAATATCGCGACCGACACCTTTATTTAGTATTTTTTCATGTTGAAGCAAATGAGGTCGTTAATTATGAAACTTTCTGATGATACAGTGACAGTGCTCAAGAATTTCTCGAGCATCAATCAAAGTTTGCAGTTCAAACAAGGCAATACTTTGAAGACTATTTCCCCTCTCAAGACAATCTTCGTTGAAGCAACTGTTGGTGAGAATTTTCCACAAGAGTTTGCCTTGTATGATTTGAATAAACTCTTGGCAAAGGTCTCTCTTTACAAGGATGCTGAGTTGTCATTTGGTACTGATAAACTTAATATCAGTACAGAAAATAAGAAGAAGTCTGATTACATCAAGTATTGTTCAGCGAAAGTGATTGTGACTCCCCCAGAGAAGTCAATCACGTTCGGTGATCCTGATTGTTCATTCAGTCTTTCGCAAGAAGATCTTGATTGGATGCGCAAGAGTGCTGGCATTTCTGGCTCACCAAACTTTGTATTTGAGAGCGATGGTTCTACAATTCAGTTTATTGCAACTGATGTGAAGGATGATTCTGCTGATCAATCTAAGGTTGAGATTGGATCAGTAACTGATGGTAAGACTTTTCGTGTTGTGATGAAGGTCGAAAACTTCAAGTTGCTTGATGGCTCATATGATGTTGCAATCGCAAAGAAAGGTCTTGCGCAGTTCAAGCATAAGACTGTTGCGATTACTTACTATCTCGCAATCGAAGCAGCCAGTTCAACCTTTGGGGAATAATCATGGCACTTGATAAAGCAAAGGTTCTGGGATGCCTTCAAGAAATCTCAAACTCACTCACTCGCATCGAAGCCGAACGAGATCTCATCAGAGAGATTCTCGACAAGATGCAGGATGAATGTGAGATTCCCAAGAAGTTGGGACGTAAACTGGCGAGGACTTATCACAAGCGTAATTATGAAGAAGAAGTTGCAGAGCAGAGCGATTTTCAAACTATTTACGAAAACGTGGCGAAGTGATCTTTTAATTTTTTTATTTCGCGGCAGTTAGTGGTTCCCCATTTGTCCATCAGAGTTTGTTTTCTTTTTTGGACAAATTGGGGATCTAACATTGGATTGTAATTATTTTTACGGTTTTTTGCAGATAAACTCATTTTTTGTTTAGTTTGTTCTGATATTTTACGACCCTTTCCAGATATCCCGATTTTAATTTTATGTTCTTCTGGAAGTCTTCGTCCAAGATTATATCTATTTCCTTTTTTGGCGAGAGACATCTTATTGCGAGAATGTTTATTATGTATGAATCCACTAGCACCCTCACCACCATCTGTCATATTGCGAAGAATTCCTGTTCCAAGATCTTTGCGACCATACCAACGAATGTATCTTCGCTCTAATGCCAGTGCACCGAGTTCTGTGAGACCAGATTCCATAATGACTATTCTAGATTTTTCTTTTGGGACTATAATATTTTTATGCTTTCCCCAGGCTCTTTCACCCATTCCTTTCCCGATGTAATATGGGGTTCCATCCGTTGAACGAATGTATGCGTATATGTAATAAATATTCATGCTGGATCTCCTATACAGTTCTAGAGTAGGTGGATGCTCTAACATCGCGACCTACACCTATTTATACAATATTTGATTTTTATGTTAGGATATAGTATTATTTTATACTGGCTAAATAAGTCTATTGGGGTGCAATATCTTTGACGGCACACTCCGCCAGACTGCTCGCCGTGGGAATTCACCTTCCCCACCCCA